TCGCCGGACGGCACGGTGCACGTCCAGCAGGGTGGCCAGACGCCGCAGCCGGCACCCGTCGCGCCGGCGCCGGTGGCGAGTTACCAGATCCCCGGGTTGAACCCGGCGGCCATGCCGGGCGCGATTGGTGGCGCCCAGAGCAGCTCGCTGCCGCAGCAGCAATTTTCTGACGCGCTGACGCCGTACCAGTTCCAGATGACCTAGAACGTTGCTCCCCGCATAGAACGAGGTTTACGATGCAGCCAGTTTCCCCAGAACCTTCGAGCGCTGAGCCATCTGCGGATGCCCCGGCCGTCGAGGCGAGTTCTGAATCGAGCCAGCCGGTTTCCCGCAATCTACTGCAGCGGTTGTTCCGCGGCAGGGGGAGTCAGGAGCCCGAAGCACAGGACGAGTCCGAGCCGGTCGAGACGTCCCCCAAGATCACGCTCACGCAGGAGGAGCTCGATCGGCGCATTCAGGCCGAAACGGATCGGCGCGAATCGAAGCGCGCGGCCCAGACGCTCGCCGAACGGCGGCGCAAACTGCGGGACGAAGACCCGTGGGCGTATGTCGAAGAAGAGCGCAGCGCCGAGCGCGCGGCCGAACAGGATGCGCAGACCACCACCTGGCTGAGCAACATTGGCGCCACGCACGATCGGTTCACGCTCGACCCGGTGGTGCTGGCGCTGTCCGACACCGAACGCAATCGCATTCTCGCGCTCGAGGGCGCCGGTGTTGGTCTGGAAGGCCGCAAGCTGATCGTGACGGAAGGGCTGAAGGCGCTGGAAAAGCAGTGGAAGGCCGAAGGCGCCAAAGACGCCGAAGACAAGTTGCGTCGGAACGCGGCGTTCCGCAAACAGGTGCTCAATGAATTTCGTCGTGGCTCGCTGAGCGAGCCCGAGTTCATCGGCAGTGGCAACGGTTCCTCGAGCACGGACCAGACCGTTAGCGGCCTCCTCCGGCAGGGCATGAATCGCCACCGCAGCATGTAACAACATCATCTAACTTCGGAGAATTACTACCTTGCCGTACAACTCAGTTGCGGGAAGAGTCACACCAGGAACATCCCCGCTCATTCCAGAAGACGTTCAAAGAGATATTGTGCAATCCATTGAGGTAAAGAGTGCTGCAATGCAACTCATGCCTCACGTGACGATGAAAAGGGCACAGCAACGGATCCCAGTCAATACGCAATTACCGATTGCATATTGGCTAACTGGAGCGTCTTTGGATGCCCGCGACAGAGGTATGAAGCAAACTACCTCAATGGTATGGGACAATGTATATTTGAACGCGGAGGAGATGGCGGTCATCATTCCCATCGCTCAGGCGTTGCTCGACGACATCGACTACGACTTCTGGGCGCAGGTCAAGCCCAAGGTCACCGAAGCCTTCGGCGTGGCGCTGGATGACGCGATCTTCTTCGGCACCAACGCACCGGCTTCCTTCCCGACGGCGATCGTGACCGCTGCCAACTCGGCGGGCAACCTGGTGGTCGCCGGGACGTCCACGGTCGACTATCTCGATGACGTCAACAACGCCATGGGGCTGGTCGAAGCCGACGGGTTCGACATCACTGGCTTCTGGGCTCGCCGCCAGGTCAAGGCCAAACTCCGCGGTCTGCGCGACACCACCAAAGGTCTGTTGATCTACGGCGACGACGTCGGCTTTCAGGGCGCGCCGAACACGGGCATGCTGTACGGCGAGCCGATCATCTTCTCGAACGCGGGTCTGTCCAGCTTCAACACCGGCGCCTCGGGCTACAGCATGATCATGGGCCAGTGGGACCAGAGCATGCTCGCCATTCGCGAAGACATCAGCATGGAACTGTTCGACACCGGCGTGATCACCGACAACGGCTCGCCGCCGGTCATCCAGTTCAACCTGATGCAGCAGGACATGGTCGCGCTGCGCGTCATCGCCCGCTTCGCCTGGGCCGTGCCCAATCCGGTCAACCGCCAGCAATCGACGACGGCTTCCAGATACCCCTTCGGTGTGGTCCAACAGAAGGCCTCGACAGGTGGCGAAGGTTAGAGCTATTTGTTGTCGTAATTACTAGTATCATTTGATTGTCGTTGTTTGTACTCTGATGCGCGGCGCTTTACTGAGGCATTTCGTAGTGGGTCATTCTCGTATCGCTCTCTGTCGCGGATGCGATTGCACTCGCGGCACTGGCGATGGCCCTGCGAGGTGACATACGTGTTGTCTGGTGTGTACTCGTGACCACGTTTGCAATGCGTCCGATCACTCGGTGCAGGCAAGACCGTTTTGCCTACCGACTCTGCTCGCGCCACGTATCTGCGGTGCCGGTTCGCTTCGATCTGAGTTCGATGCTCCGTGTAGTAAGCATCAGCACAGGTTCGACAACGACGGCCAGTGCCACCGGGAAGCCAAATGGTGTTCGGCTCGTTGTAGGGGTGTCCCTGCGGACATTGGGTCTTGCGTCGATGGACAGCGAGAGCACCGTTGCCGCGAAGAACGTTTTCAACTGCCGTCACGGCTTCGAGATGTTCAGGGTTCACACACTTGCGTGTACGGCACAGATGGTCGATCACGAATTCGTCTGGGATCGGTCCGACAAGCCATTGGTACACAAGACGGTGGATCGGTTGGTTTTTCCCACCCACCTTGACCTTGCCGTACCCATCAGCATCGAGCGGACGGTGCCAGGTCCAGCAGTGCGTCCGGATATCGCACACAACGAGTTGCCAGAAGCGGTTCCAGAGCACCCAGTCGTCAAGAGACTCAGAAAGGCTTCGGCCCAGCACGGTACTCAGTCGAGGGATGTGAGTGGTGATGTAAGAGGCCACGTACATCGATTCAGTCACGAAGGACGTTGTATGAGCACAACGTATGGAAATCAGTTGAGGACTCGTATGCGCGAAGATCCGAAACCACCCCAGCCTCCAGATCCTGAGCCGGGACCCGAGCCAGAGCCCGAACCGGAGCCGGCGCCACCCACGCCGGCCTGAACCATGGCGAAAAAAAACTGGATCCAGTCCGCTGTTTCCAAGCCTGGCGCGCTGCGGCAGACCCTTGGCGCCAAAAAGGGCGAGCCGATTCCCCGCAGCAAGCTCGAGGAGGCTGCCAAAAAACCAGGCAAGACGGGCCAGCGCGCGCGCATGGCGCTCACGCTGAGAAAACTCGGCAAGTAGATGCCCGGCGGCAGACCCTACAAGAAGCCTGTCAGTCGGGCGCAGGCCAGATTCTTTGGGGCCGCCGCCGGTGGTCAGATCCCCGGCTTCAGCCCCGAAGAGGCCAGAAACAAACTCCGGGGCGTGAACGAAAAGAAACTGCCGGCCCGCAAGAAAAAGGGAGGCAAGAAAAATGCCTGAAATTCGTGCCCTGGTGCCGATCGAGCACGAGGGCAAGGTGATTCAGCCCGATGAGGTCGTCGACGTCAGTGCCGAGCAGGCCGAAGCCTGGCGGGCGATGGGCAAGGTCACACTGATCACCACCGAGCAGACGCTCGCGGCCGCCGCCAACGAAGGCAACTACGCATCGGTCATCGGTCGCGAAGACGTCGGCCAGGTCAGCGCGGCGACCTCGCACCCCGGTCCGCAGGCTGACGAGGACGAGGACGAGGATCATCCCCGCTCCCGGAGGAGAAGGTAATGGCCAGGATGCGTTTTCTCGCGGTTGCCTACGACCCACGCCCGGGGCACGAAGGGGTGGTGTACGGCCCCGGCCACGAGACAGACTTCGACAGCACCGACTACGAGTACATGATCCAACTGCGTAATCGTGGCTACGCCGAGATCACCGATGCGACGGGACTTCCGGCTGGTGCGACTGAAGAGACAGCCCGCGAGCCATTCGTGGCCCCGGCGACTCCGGCAGCCTAGTCCGGTGTCGAACGTCATCTTTATGGCCGGTCCGGTGCAGGACTCGGTGACGAGCACGACCTTCTACGGCAAGGACCACCAGGCCAACCTGACCGACGAGGCGTTTGTCCAGGCTCTCATCAAAAGTGGCAAGGCGGCGCTCCAGGGCGCCAGCATTCGCGGCATCTACGTGGCGCCCATCGCGACCACCACCGCGACCGTCAACTGGATCGTCGACCAGGCGTGCACCGGCATGGTGGTCAATTACGGCACGACCACGGCTTACGGCTCTAACCAGAACGCCACGCCGGCCTCCGGCAGTGGCGCGATTGTCGCCAACCTGACGGGCCTCACGACCGGCACGACCTACCACTACCGCATTTCGGTGACCGTCGGCACGTACACCACGCTGACCCCCGACCTGACCTTCAGGACGTTGTGACCGTCACCCTCGAGCAGATCGAACAGGAGGTGGCTCGTCGCATCGGGCCGTACTGGCGCTACTTCACCGATCGCCAGTTGCCGAATACGGCCGAGTTCACCTTCGCGGCGTTTCCTGAGCTCCGCTCCAGCATCGACCTCGACCTGGTCACCAACCTATGGGTGCTGCGTCGAGGCGAGTGCTATGACGGCAACACCGTGACGCTGGATCCGGTCGATCGCCAGCGCACCGTCGACGTGTACGACGTCGAGCAGGGTCGCGTTGTGCCCGATCGACCCTGGGGCAGCATTCCCGAACCCGGTGAATGGATGGAGTTTCACCATCTCAATCCTGGTCAGGAATTGCGACCGGCCGTGCTGGCTGGCCTGCGACGGTGTGTTCTCCCAGACACCGTCCATGTCCAGCCGACACAACTGTGGGGCGGTCTCGACCTGACGGTGCAATTCCCGTGGCTCACCGATCCCTGGCAGATCGCGCGTGTGCGCTACGGCTGGATGAGTCCGTACGGGGAGGCACCCTACGATACCTATACCTCGGCCGGGCATCTGATCCTGACTGGCACCTACGGCATGGCGTTACCCATGGCCGTGTGGGTAGACGCCTGGCGTCCGGCCTGGTCGTGGATCAACGCCGCCGAGTCGACGAGCGGACCGACCGAAGATACGGACGTGCTCGAGGTCGACCTCGACTACGCGGCGAGCGCCGGCCACATCGAAGCGTGGCATCTGTTTCCGGATCGGCTGCAGTCTGCCGCAGCCGGCAATTTACAGGCGACGCAGGCGCAGGCGGCTGCGGAGTTCTCGCGGTTGGCGAATGTCTTTGGCCCGCAGCGCAACACGAGCATCGGCTTTCAGACCATGGTGCGTCTCAGCGGGGGTCGCCACGCGTGGATCAATGGTGCGTCGTGGTAAACGTGGCCGATCCCCGCGTCAATTTCAACTTGCAGAATGGCACGCCTGGGCCGCCAGCGTGGTCGCAGGGACCGCCCGGGCCACCGGGTCCGGTGGGCGCTCCTGGACCGCAGGGTGTGCCGGGTGCTGGTGGTGATCAGGGCGCGAGTGGGCTGCGGGGCACCCTGTGGTGGCAAGGACAGGGGCCACCTGGTGGTGGTCTGGCGGATGCGCTTGCGCAGGATCTCTACCTCGATACCTTGACTGGAGACGTGTATGTCTTCACCTGATGACCGAGGCGTGCACTGAATGCCGTGGACGCAGGTCAGCAATATCAAAGGTGTGCCGGGCACAACCGGCGTCCAGGGACCCAAAGGTGACCCCGGTGCCGCGGGTCTGCAGGGGCCACAGGGCAATCCTGGCGCACAAGGCCCGCAGGGTGTGCAGGGTCCCGCTGGTGTACAGGGGCCGCAGGGTGCTACGGGTCCGCAGGGTGCTACTGGGATGACAGGAGCGCCGGGAGCTACGGGGGCCACCGGGAGCACAGGCCCGCAAGGTGCCCCAGGCTCAAAGTGGTACACCGGCAGCGGCGCACCGTTGAATGCGACCGGCCTCGTCGGTGATTGGTACCTCGATAGCACCGCAGGTGACTACTACGAAAAGACGGGGGCGAGTGTCTGGATCTTACGTGGCAATCTGCGCGGGCCACAGGGTCCTGTTGGTGCGACGGGTCCCCAGGGTGCGCAAGGAGTGGCTGGTCCAGCCGGTGTGCAGGGGCCGCAAGGGGCTACGGGACCAGCCTGGACACCAACGCCGATCACGATCACCGGTAGTCGCCACCACATTCGCGATCTGCCATACGTCATCGATCAACTCTTGACGGCGCTGGCGACACAGGGCTTCATCGTGAACAACACCACGTCCTGATGCCGACGCAGAGTAGCCGGCGCCGTCCGTGGCCGTATGACCTGCGCATCTCGCTGCAGAAAACGCCTCTGCAGATCAGCAATATCGGCTCATCGCGCGGCAAGAGCATCGGCTCGATGCGCCCGATTCTGATCAGCCAGCTGCGTTCCGAAAAACTCGCCAACCTCTTTCGCAACGGGCTCATGCTCATCCCGAGTGACCAGACCGGGCTGCTGGTCGGCAAGAAACAACAGAATCTGGGCACGAGTCTGCCACCCCAGGCGGCCTACGATTCGGCGCCGGTGTATCGCGAGCACACCTTCGAGTTTCGTCCGAACGGCGGTTTTGGGGAAAGCGTGCAATCCTCGCGTACCGACAAGCGCTACCACTACGCCATCAATTGCTGGGTGACCGGCGGACTGTTCGGGCTGGGTCCAGCGTCGCACCAGATCGTGCCAACGACGACGGGCTCGATCCGCATGTTCACCGAAGCGCTGAATGCGAGCAGTCAGCTCGCGCTGTTTGTGCTGGCTGGGGCCAACGTGCTCGAGCGCACGGACGACTCGGTGGTCGGTCAGGTCGTGTCTCGGACGCGCGCCGGGCACGTGGCCACCGATGCGGCGCGCTACACCGGCGCGTATGCTGGCGCGGTCGACGCGCTGTACGTGGCGTGGGACGACGGCGTGCTCGAGGAGTACAGCGGTGGCACGTGGCGAGCGTGTGCGTTGCCGTCCGGGTTCCTGCCCAATTTTCTGTGCCGCGTAGGCGACGAGCTCTGGGCCGCCGACGGCACGGCGTGCATCCTGCGCAAGGTCACCAACGATCCCAAGGTGGCCGGCTCCTGGTCGGGGCCGATTCTGGTCGGCACGCCGTCGATCAAAATTACGGCGCTGCGGCAGACGACCAACCGGCTGGTCATCTTCAAAGCTGACGGCGACGTGTTCACCATCAATGGGGACGGTTCGGACAACGATCTGTTCCCCGGTCTGGAGAATACGCCGGATCCGACGAACGCTCGGACCGCGGCGGCGTGGCAGGGTAGTCTGTGGTTCCGGACGGGCCGAGCCTTCTGGCGGCTGGACATGCAGGGTGGCGCCGTACTCACCCCCGAAGGTCCGGGTCGACAATTGCAGAACCTTTCTGAGGTCAAGGGTCCGGTGCAGGCCTTCGCCGGCTGGAATTCGCAGATGGCGTTTGGCGTGATCTACAACGCCGCGCTCGGCAACAGCTACCTGCTCAGTTACGGCAACTGGGAGCCGCGTCAGAGCGACACCGGCACCAACTACGCGTTTGCCGATCAGTGGGATGGCGCGCTCGTCAAGTATGAGGGCAGACAGGCCACGGCATTGTGCGTCTCGAGCATCCCTCTGGATGCGCGGCTGTACGTCGGCTTTAGCGATGGATCCTACGACTGGATCAAGCTGGTGGCGTATCCGCTCACGCCGGACGCGGGCGCCGACTACACCACGGATCAGGCGTACATCGTGGCGCCATTGCACACCGATATGTTCCAGGCTGACGTCAAGCAGACGGTCGGCTTTAGCGTCTTCGGGCCGCTATTTCCGGTCGGGTCCAGAGTCAACGTCAAGTATCGCCAGCGCGGGGGCAAGGCGGGCTTGCCAACGGCCGATCCGCTGGGCGACTTTATCGACCTGGGTCCGAATCCGTTTATCTACAACGGCCAGCGCATCGACGCAGCATCACCGATCGCCGGTACGGCGCTCGAGATGCTGGTCGAGCTGGAGGGCACGCCGACGAGCACCCCCATCCTGGAAGGCGTCGGCTTGCACGAGCGGCTGGTGCCCGCGTTCCGGCGCGACTTCAGTTTCAGTGTGGATGCCAGAGATGCTATTGCCCGACGCGATGGCGCCAGCGTGCGGCAGTCAGGTCGTTCGGTGCGGGACCTGGTGATGCAGGCTGCCGCCGCGCCGGCGACCGTGGCGCTCGAGTTTCCCGACGAGACGGTGTCCGACGTGGCGCTGTTCGACTACACCGAACGCATGGTGGCGCATTCGCAACGCGGTGGTCAGGGGTGGGCGGTGGACGTGCAGGCCACGCAGTTCGGTCTGCTCGAAACGTACGGCACGATTGGTCGTACACGCGGCACGAAGATTGGCGATACGCGCGGATTCCAGATCAACGATCTGCGGCACTTCTAAAGGAGACAGTACGGAATGTCGGGCAGCACCACGGAGTTATCGCTCGCGACCGCGGTCGACGCGGATGACAACGCGGATTATCTGACAATCAATCTGGCCAACAGCTTGCGCACGCTGGACGGGCTGTTCAACAACGTCACCGGGCATACGCACGGTGGTGCACATCAGGGTGGGCCGATCACGCCGGCGGCCGGTTCGATCACCTCGGCGATGATTGCCGACGGGACGATCGCCACGGCGGACCTGGCCAACAATGCGGTGACCAACGCCAAGCTCGGCACCGACACGGCGCGGCTGAACCTGCTCACCAACGGCGGCTTCGAGATCTGGCAGCGGGGCAATGGGCCGTTCTCGGCGAACAATGCGTACACCGCTGATCGCTGGGCGATATCGCTGGGCGGGACATCGACTGTCAGTATTTCCAGAAATACCGTAAACCAGGACGCTGGATCGGTCGCTTGTGCTGCGATCACGTACACGCATAACGCGACATCGGCGCTCTATCAGAAGATTGAGGATGTTCGGCAACTCGCGGGCAAGACGATCAGCGTATCGGTGCGGGCCCAAACGAGTACGGCAAATGCCGTTCAGGTGACCGTTTCGGATGGTGTTGGCAGTGCGGCGAGTAGCTTTCATAGTGGCAGTGGCACCTATCAAACGCTCACGCTGACGTACACGGTTGCGAGCAATGCCACGTTTCTCAACATCAACATTGGTCTTTTTGCTTCATGCGTGGTCGTTGTGGACAACGCCATGCTGGTGGTGGGCTCGGTGCCGACCGACTACGCCCCGCTCCACCCGGCCGACGACTTGGCGCGGTGCCTGCGCTACTACGAAACGATTGGAGCGTCTGGCGGCAATTCAATATTTCCGGCGTTTGTGTACGGCACGACCGTGGCGGGTTGGATGTGGCCGTTCAAGGTGCAGAAGGCCGTTGCACCGACCATCACGACTACCCCTGCGGCCACCTTTGCCGTGTTAGGGGCCACCGCCACCAACATCGCGGGGACTTCGATCTCGACAGCCATTCTTTCGGTTGACAAGGTCCAGGGACAGTGCTCGGTGGCTTCGGGACTTGTCGCAGGCAACGCCTCGTTTCTCTCAGCAGCAACAGGTCAAACAGCGGTTATCTATGCGGAGGCGAATCCTTGAGCATCTACGTTGCATCGTTTACCAGCGCGAATTCTTGGGACTAGACGTGTATGAGTGTATTTGTTTCAGACTTCAATGGAGCTGGCGGAACCTGGGTCATAACCCACGATGATGCGTACGGCGGTGGGCACGGCGGCACCATCGACCCGGCCACCGTCAAGCACACCGTCGGCATCGATGGAACCGAAGATCACAACTTTCTGGTGATCCAGTGTCCGGTGTGCGACTCCGTTTCCACCCACCCGGTGGGCGGCGGCGCGCAGCCGCAGAGTGTGCAGCAGATGTTCGTCAACAAGGTCGACGCCAACGGGTGCGTGTGCGGCCAGGTCCAGTCCGCCGACCCGACGTCACTCGGAGAATCGCACGTCAGGCTCCAGGTCAACAGGCAGCTCGGTCCAGGTCGTTGGCAATTGGGGTAAGGAGATGACCGACACAGAGTTCCAGTTCAAGGTGGTGTACGTCGATCCGGGTGACGGATTGATCGTCGGCATGGAACCCTCCGGCGGCGCGGTCGGCAGCGCGCACAAGGTCGCGGTGCTGTTCGACCAGGCCGAGTACGAGACGCTCATGCGCACCGAGCCGGCGTATCTCTCCGCGGACAAGTCGAAGATCCTGGCGGCGCCGGATCACGCATGAGTGCCGGTTCGTACATCGACGACGTGCTCTGGGCGGCAGCCATCGGCGACGGCAATTTCAACCCCGACAGCGCCATCTACAAGTATTGGCGCTCGTTGCGCCAGGCTGACCCGCCGCAGTACCTAGGCGTGCCCGTGACGCCCGAAATTCAAACCGAGGTGGGCACCCAGCAGGGGTTCAGCTCCGGATGTGTTCTCGGGTGGGATCCTGTAAATGGGGCCTATATTGCCAACGGCTGACGATTACGGTAATCATACGAGCGGTGCGGTGATCAACTGGAATCAGGACACCGGCGCCGAGCTGGCGAATGGTTAGCGTCGGCGTTACCTGGGCTCCCGTTTCGCCGTGGCTCCCTGCCAGCCAGGAGCCGTATCCGCCTGAGCCGCAGCCGGGGCCGATCGGGTGCACGTACGACCAGACGACGCCGGCAGTCATCCAGACCGCGGACTGGACGTGCAGTTGCGCCTCGAGCGCGTGGCTGCTCAACAGCCTAGGCGATGATCGGCTGGGACGAGCGTGGAACGAGTGGGACGTGGTAGATCACTTGCGCGCCGCGACGTACCCCGGTGCGGTCGATCCAGCCTACGGACTCGCGCGGGCGGACATGTACGACCTGCAGACGATGTTCGAGTCGCTCGGCTACACGGTGCAGCGCAAACAGTATCTGAGTGTCGATGACGTGGTGCGGGTCGCGGGTATCTATCCACTCCAGGTCAACGGGGCGCGTTGGTATCACCATTCGGGTGCGCGCGCGCTTGGACCGGGCGTGCTCTACCTGGCCAACCCGGCGCCCAGTTGGAAGGGGGTCGGACAGGAGATGGACGCCAGCGAGGCCGCAAGTTGGGGTTCGTGGAATGGCATGTGGGTGATCGCGAAGGGATGATGTGCCAGACGAGTCGCCCGCCGAGTATAGAAACGGCCGCGACTCGGGCATGTCCATCGAGCTAGCGGTGTCGATTCGCTACAACCGCGTGCGGCCGGACACGAAGGGGGACCGTGTCGAGAGCCGCATCGACTCGCTGGCATTGATCGTGATCGGTTCGGTGGTGACCGGCATCATCCTGTTGTTCTTAGTGCCGAAGATCCTGGCGGCTTTGCCATAGGGGAGGAGCGTATGCAAATCGGTTCGTACACCTTAGGCATCGGCGGGATCCTGGCGATTCTGGTGATCATCTTCGCCGTGCTGGGCTTGGTGGGCGTGCTGCCGTTCAGCGCGACGGTGGTGTTCGCTCTGATCGCGGTCCTTGCAGTGGCAAGGCTGACGTAGACTGGTCCTGCCCGGAAACGGCAACCCACGGCGCGAGCCCCCAGCCCGAGAGACAACGGCTACTGGGGGCTTTCGTTTGCCCGCAGGCGCACGATCTCGCTCATGGCGGTTTCGAGTTCTTCGGTCTTGCGTTGTAGTGCCGTCTTGAGCCACTGGTTCTCGGCGCGTAGCCGCCCAACCTCGGCCAGGTCCGCCTGCCGTAGCTGCTTTTCGATGGCATACACCCTGTTAAGCTCAGCGATCTCGGCGCGGAGTTCGTCGCGCTCACGACGCACGTCATCAAGTTTGTCGAGCGTAATCTGGTGAGCGGACTTGCTAGTCACAATTGTTCTTATCTTTATCAAGAGGGCCTGACGAACTTGTCGACCAGTGTAACGATGGCGATCGCTACGCCAACGATACCCAGCAGTCGCCACGTCAGGCTCGTCTCGAGTTGAGAGATGCGTGCGTCCAGATAGTCGCGATCGGCTTTCCGACTGACATCGAAGTACTCGCGTGTGACGACGTGTTCGTCTCGCGAGGCAATGGCCTCAGCCTGCTCTTGAGTCAGGCCGGCGTTGCGCATCTTGTGCAGCCAGTCGATGGTCACGGCGAGCCATTCTGCCCGGGCTTGCGAATCTGCTCTTCGATGCGCGTCAAGCGTTGAACGACGTCAGGCAGGATGTCGTTGAGCAGATCTCGGATCTCGAGAACGACCACGCGGGACCCTTCGAGTTCGTCCTCAAGTCGATTCAGCCGCGTCTCGATGCGATCGAGACGTCGGTCCATACGGTCAAGGACCTGCGCCTGATTATCCAGACGTCGTTCAAGCTCAGGGTGGCGATGTGTCGTCTCAGTCATCTCAGTACTTCCGCGTGGGGATGGTCCGTGCCCACGCCAGCAGATCTTCCTTAATGTACCGCTTCCAGCGCCCGTCTTGAATGAACGGGCAGCCTGGCACCGCGACCACGAAGTACTCAAAGCGTCGGAGCGGCATGCTCAGGTACGCCGCAGCTTGCTGCGTCGTCAGGAACGGCGAGTCGGGCGCGGCGAAGCGTCCGGCCTCTTCCTCAGTGCGACGCTGCGCGGTGCGGTGCGCGCGCTCGGTCTCCAGCGGCGGCATGCCAAATTTATGCAGATAGCGGCGTAGCACCAGGTCGACCAGCCCGATGCGCTGGGCGATCAGGTGACGGTAGGGGCGCTGCCCGCTCTGTTCGATCTCCTGGCGAGCGCGGAAGATGGCGTAGTCGAGGTCGGAGCGGGTAGCGAAGCGCGGCGCCCGACCACCCTGCTTACCCGCGTGACGAGCCATAGATGTGTCGTCTCATGACCCAATGGTACGAACTGTGACAGGTTAGAGTCCACTAATCAAAACGTGCCGTCATTTAAGCTGCCTGGTGAGTGCTAGTTTTGAGTGTTAGTGAAATGGTCTAGGGGATCACAGGTTCGAGTCCAATATGCTCCACCGTGACTGGTTGTGAGATCAAATGTGACGATCGTGTGATCTGAGCTTCAGGTCCAATTTGGCCGAAAAAGGCCGAATCACACTTACACCGAGGAGACACATCGGCAGAATGCATCTCAAGAATCGGTCAACTAGGCCGACTCCCGCAGATTTGAGTGCTACGTTTGAGTGCGATCTGAGGGCGCGTAGCTCAGTAGGTCAGAGCGCGCGGTTTACACCCGCGAGGTCGGCTGTTCGAGCCAGCCCGCGCCCACTAACGCCGGCGACGATTCGTCCGCTGACGACGGGCTTCGTCCGCCTGTTGCTTCGCGAGGTCAGCACGCTTCTGATCCGTGCGTGATGGGGTAATGCGACAGCGCAGCCCATTCCAGACGAAGTTCTGAACACCCCGCAAATGCTCGCGCACGTGCACTTCTTCTTCGGGCTTGGATGCTACGGCCCGCCAATGCTCGGCGACCCAGTGCCGCAAAGCGAGTCGACGATCCTTGCCTTCAGGGATATCACGCAAGCGGAAGACTTCGGCCGCTCCACGCGACGTGGTGGGTAATTCAAGACCTGGCTGTCCTTCCAAACCTAGATATACGCGCCATTGCTGAAGCCGCTGCTTGGCTAGAAAGACACCCAAGAGCGCTCTGCTCGACAGGTCTTCGTCATACTCGTGAGAATGGTCGAAGGTCTCCTTACCTGAGGCCCACCCTGTCAATGTGCGATGGATGGGCACCCAACGCCCTGGCCCGGAGCGTCCATACCAAACCGCAAATGCTGAAGCCTGTAAGGGCTCCGCCATCAGCATCTCCATTGGCCAGGGGAGGGCAACAGTTACCCGCCCACGCGTCTCCTGGGGACGCAGACCGCGGTAACGCATCAAAACCCAGCGCTTCTCTGTCTCGGGGATCTGGTCACCCGTGAATTGCGTGATGATGCGTACATCAAGTGGCCATTCAACCTGCCAGGGTTCGGGCATCTCGTCGCCCTCCCAGCCCACCACGCCCCCATGCAGTGCGGCGTCCACAAAGGGTTCGGCACCATCGAAATCCCAGGCAGTGATGCGCTTGCCTGAGTGGAGCACATTGCGAGACGCGATCGAGAACTCAGGTGCCTGATAGAGCCAGTCCAACACACGCTCGATCAACTCGATTCGTCCTGAGTCGCGTGCCTCGCAGGCTGGACATACGTGACGGCCAACATTGGTGCGTACTGCAGATGCCGGGATCTTCAGGCCGCAAGCCGTTTGCTCCTGGACGGGCAGATGGTCGAGGCCGGCCTTACCAAAGCGCACAAAGACAATGCTTTCGCTGAGCAATGGGTGATGTTCGCTCATCCGACTTACCTCTTAGGGGTCACTCGCGCAGATAGCTGAGCACGAGCAGGACTAGGCAGCCCATGATGCCGAAGCCAGCGAAGATCAGCACGATGCTCGACGGATCGTTCACCGCAACCTTCCGACCAGGCGATCCATGGGCGCCGTCGCCTCGCGCAACATCTCCAGCTCGAACCCGGTGTAGTGGTTGCGCGTCACATCCACGCGCGTGTGGCCCATGACTTTGGCTACCTTGTCGATGTTCTGCCCGGCGTCCTGGCTGTACGTGCTGAAGTTGAAGCGCAGCTTGTGCGGCGTCAGGCTCAGATCTTCGATGCCCACCTCAGCGCACATCCTGGCGAACCAGCGGTTCAGCCCGCGCGGCTCGTGCATCTTGCCATCCTCGTTGGGGAAGACCCACGCTGCCCCTTCGGCCGGCTTGCGGGATCCGGTCCAGCGTGGGCCTCTGGCCATGCACTCGTCGCGCAAGCGCTGCTGCTGCTCGCGCAGGATCTGGGCAACCTCCTCGTTGAAGGGCACCTCGCGCTCGCCGGTCTCGCCGTGCATCTTGACTCCGTCGCGGGCGACCAGGCCCAGCCCGCGGATGCGGTTCACTCGCCTGCGCACGGTGATCACGCCACGGGGAAAGTCGACGTCGCGCCACTGCAGGCCGAGCGCTTCCTGGCGGCGTACGCCGGTGGCCAGCGTGAGCTGCACCAGCCCGGCCAGGCGCTCTGTGCGCACGCGCTCGAGCAGACGCTGTAGATCGGCCAGGCTGGTGGCTTTCTTGCGCTTTCGGTGGGCCTTCGGAGGTTTGACGCCGAGCAGCGGGTTGCGGCTCAGGCCGAAAGTGCGCGGTCGCGAGCAGGCAAAGCCGAGCGCGGTCTGCATCTGGGATAGCAGCATGCCGATCGCCACGCGGCCGGCGCCATCCTTGACGCGCTGATCGCGCCACGCCTCGAAATCCTCCTCGTTCAGCTCGCCGAGGGCCTGCCCGGCAATCGCGAACGGACGCACGTGCCGGTCGAACGAACGGCGGTACTCGCTGGCCGTCGTGGCTTCCCAGTCTTCGGCGTTGTGGGCCAGCCAGCGGTCGTAGCACGTGGCCAGCGTGATGCGCGGCGCCTGCGTCGAACGCGTCTGCACGGGGTCGATCAGACCGTCGGCCACGTCTCTCAAGTACTGCTGGTATTTGTCTTTAGCCGCCTCGAGGGTCTGCGCCTGAAACTTCAGCGGCCGGTGGCCGCGACCGCGGTACAGCGGCACGACCCAGCGCTTGCCGTCGAAGTAGGGGCGGGGATGCGTATTGGGTTGGCGACCAGGTCGTTGGGTAGTATTGCTCTGCACGAGGGCGTCGTCTCCTTTCGTGCCACGCGCGGGTCGGTTTCCATCAGTCGCCGAGCCTGCGCACAGCGCCCCGGTGTGGATTGGTCTCCACATGAAGCCGGGGCGCACCCGTGTCCGGGTGCAGCGCCGACTGTATCGCACTCAGGTTGAGCGCGGATTGAGCAGACCTACTCGGGCGGCGGGCGCTGCAACTGGTGCGGCTTGATGTGCAGTACACGCGCGAAGGCCTGCAGCGTGGAGGGGAAGACCTCCTTGCCGGCCTCGGCGTTGTGCACCGTGGAGGACGAGACGCCGGCCAGCTCGGCGAGATCCTCCTGGGAGAGGCCGGCGCGCAGCCGCCAGTGGCGTAAATACGGCAAGCGCAGATACGACACCGGCACGACCATGAATAGTCCATTATGCCCCACGTATTGAACAGTGAAAGTGTCCCCATCCCCCTAGGATTCTAGATGTAATCTGTTAGCAACAACTTCGCACTCTACACCGCATCAGGCGGGCAGTATATAGAACTCGTGTTCTATAGTCAAGGGTGAAGTGGAGGTGCGGGTTGTGGATGGAGGGGGTCTGGCCATGAGCAATGGTGAGCGCCCTGAGCGGCAGGACGACGAGTTCAACGTAGACGCGGAGCGGGTCTACGGCTGGCACACGTACGCGGATCTGGAGGGTGCCGGTCCGATGTCACAAAATCCAGAATTTCCCACCGGCGGTGCCGGGGACCCACGCACTACGGGCGAGTCACCACCGACAACAGACGCCCACAACCCGCCACAACCCATCCTAGACGGTCACGTTGATCCCGAAGAGGCGGGTGGCCAGACTTCCGAGAATGCGAAACGGAGACGACGCACTCGCCGGTCGCGGGCGATGCCCATGACCAGTACCTCGATGGATCCAGAGACCAAATTCAGCGATCTGCACGAGCCGTGGCTGAAGCGCGAGCAAGCTGCCGAGTACCTGGGCATTCATCCCAACACGCTCGACAGTCTGCGGCGCGACGGCAAGATCCACCCGCTGTACATCACCTCGCGCGTCCTGGTGTACGAGCTGAGCGAGCTCGAACGCTTCACACGCGAGCAGCGCGGTCTGCCGCCGCTCGGACCGGTCGAGCCGCCACCGGCGCCTGAGCCACAGCCAAAGCCCCGCCGCGTTCGCGACTGGAACGCGCCCAAGCAGTGAGCCGATGTCCGAGCAGACGCCTGGCGGCAGTATGTCTTCGGAAGCCCTCCTGCAGGCCAGCCGCGCGTACATGGCGGCGGCCAACCGGAGCAGCACGCTCTACGAGCTGAGCGAAGACTTCCTGCGCATCCTCGACCTGGTCGAGGATCCCGAACAGGACGAGCAGGCGCTCGAGGCGGAGCTCGATCGCATCAGCGGGCTGATCGCCCACAAGGCTGAGGCGATCGCCGGGCTGGTGGCCCACATCGAGGGTCTGGCCGATGCCCGACGCGCAGAAAGCAAGCGGCTGAAGGAGCGCGCCGACGCCGACGAGCGGCACGCGCAACGTCTGCGCGACTACGTGTTCCGCCACATGCAGGCCATCGGCAGCGAGCGCATCGAGACGGTCAGATTCACGCTGCAGATCAAGACCAACCCACCCGCGGTCGAGGTCCTCGACGGCTGGGAGGTGCGGGTTTCACCGCAGTTCCTGCGCACGGTAACGACGGTGAGCGTGGACAAGCGCAGCATTCTGGACCACTACAAGCAGACCGGCGAGATCCCGGACGGGGTCGACATCTCGCGCAAGCAACGACTGGAGATCAGATGACACAGGATCAGGTGGAGGTTCTGTACGAACGCTGGGTGTCCTACCCGAATGTGGTGCGCTACGTGCCGTCGACCGATCACGGCGTGTACGCGACCTACGGCGGCTTCTGGTGCACCGACTGGCTCGGTGACTACGCCATGGTGGAGCGCCTCGGCGTCAAGCCCGAGGATCCTCTGCCGCGCAAGAGCGCCTGAGCATGGCGCAGGTCACGGCGCACTACGAACGCAAGCTCAGCGATGGCAACTATGGCTCGGAAGGCCTGGCGCTGTCCTGGACGTGGGACGTCCAGGAGCACATGGCGGATGAGATCGACTCGGCGATCGACATCCTGCGCACGCGCGTGCTGACCGAGCTGGCCAATTCTGCCTCCGAACAGGTGCGCTTCATCGCCAACCATGAATTGCGCGCCCGGGCGCCCGCATGAGCGAGGCCAACACAGACGTCGACGAGGTCATCTCGGGCCAGTTTCTGATCGCACTGCACGACCAGGCCGTGCGCATGGTCGCCTCGACTAACCCGCTGATTGCCAACTGGGGCAGGCACCTGCTCGAGGACTGGCGGTCGCTAGAGCTGCTCGCGGAACGGCAACGCGCGTGAGCGCTGACGCGACGTGGGTCGACGAGGTGATCGAGGGCTGGACGCCGGACCCAGTGCCTGAGCTGTGCCAGGAATGGGCCTGCAACGAGCCTGCGCAGACCTGGTGCCCGTTGTGCCGCGCGTTCTTCTGTGCGTACCACGACGAGCTCGTGCCCGTGCGTCGGCACGCCTGTCTGAAGGGACACGCCGAAGCATGAGCTTGAGCTACTGGTCCAAGCACAAGCATGAACCGTGGAGCAGCAAGTGTCGGGCAAGCACGCACTGGGCGTGCTACGGCGTGCGTCGATTCAACGGCACCCGTCAACCCTGCGAGTGCCCGTACCACCAGACGAGGATTGAGCCTGTGCTCAAGCAGGCCGTGGTGTGAGTGATGACCAGATCCACATTTTCCTGTTGTTTCTGGGGCTGGTGCTGCTGCTCATGATCATCGTCGCCAGGACGATGCGCTAGTGAACGAGCTGGAGGCGCGCGTCCTGGAGCTGCAAGCCTACGTCGACCGGGTGGTGGCCGAATGCCACGATCCGGCGACGCCACGTCAACGGCGAGAGGATCTGCTGCGCGAGATGCGCGCATTGCAACGCTTGCTGCTCGCTGTCCAGCGCGAGATGAGTTAGATGGCGCGCAACGTGGCACTGGTGGCCTTCGGCATCGTGGTCGGCGTGTTCGGCGGAGCCGCGCTCGGCATTCGCGCGGCCGATGCGGGTGGTGGTAGCGGTCAGGATCAGGAAGCCCCACCGGCCGACGCGCCGGTGGCGGTCGAGCCCACGCCGGAGCCGGCGTATGGTGTGTGGGACCGGCTGGCGGCATGTGAGAGTTCGGGCCGCTGGTCGGTCAACTCCGGCAACGGCTACACAGGCGGGCTGCAATTTGATCAGCAAACCTGGCGTGCCTATGGTGGTCTGAGCTACGCACCAGCGGCCTACCTCGCGACTCGCGGAGAACAGATCGCTGTAGCTGAGCGCCTGCGTGCAAGCCGTGGCTACCAACCGTGGCCTGTTTGCTCCCGCGTGCTGAGATTGCGATGACGCGTGTCACGCATCACTCCAACGGGGTGATTCTGATCAACGGCCGGCGCTACCAGCGGTCGCAGTTCGCGGCCGCCGAGCCGACGTTCAAGGACTGGCTGCTCTGGTCGCTGATCATGCTCGGCTTTGTCCTGAGCGGCGTGCTGGCTGCCGCCGGCTGCGGGTTTGCGGTGTGGCTGATCGTGCAGCTCGTGCGCAGGTACACGGGGTGAAAAAGCTCGCTCAGCCACCGCTGAACGGTCAGCAATTCCGTCGACTGATGGATGGCGATCTGAAGGAGCGCGACTGGCAGAAGCAAATCGAAGAGGCGCTCGACCTGTTCGGCTGGTGGTGGCTGCACATCCCGGCCAACGTGGTGGTCTGTCCGGCCTGTCGCAGACGTATCTACCGCGGCATTGCCAAAGGCTTTCCCGACATTCTCGCGCTGAAGCCGCCGCACATCCTGTGGATCGAGTGCAAGCGTGAGCGTGGACAGCTCGACGCCGAACAGAAGCGTGTGGGCGCCATGCTGGCGGCGTGCGGCCAGCGCTGGATCCACGCGCGGCCGCGGGATCGCGAAGCGTTGCTGCAGGTCATCGCGCATCCGGAGGCGGCGTGAGTCGCTTTCTGCTCGTGGAACTCGAAGTTGATCTGGATCACCATGCGCGACAGGCAGCCTGGGATTGGATCCTGCTCGCTCCCGCGGTCCAGCGCCTGACGGATATGGAGGTGCTCAGCCCGCAAACGTACGAGCAGTGGATGCTGCCGCGTCAGATGTCACTGGTCTCGGCAGCAAAGAAGGCGCGTCCAAGACGATGAGCCTGACCCGCGAGCAGCGTGCCGAGTTGCACTATCAGGACCGCGGCCAGTGGCTGCGACTGCGCGTGCGGCACTGCACGACGCAGGTGTTCGGCATCGCCTCGCTGTCGAACCCGCAGCACTACTACCTGTCGGACGGGACGTCCTGCACGTGCCCCGATTTTCGGTTCCACGGGCTCGCTGACGTGCGCATGGGGCAGGCCGGGCTGCACCACCCGTGTTCGCACGTGATGGCCGTCAGGCGCGTTCTGGAGCTGCCTGCGGTCGATTTAAAAAACGTCGCTCCAGAGCATTGGAAAATTCAGGCCGCGATCGCAGAGTCGCAGCGAACGGAGTAACTGAGAGATGCCAGGCATGCGTGATCCGAGCGCCAGTGGGCTGAGTGTGCCGAGTGAGATCCAGGCCAATGAGATGTACATCGCCACGCTGGTCGAGGTCGAGGCGCGCGAGTACAAGGGGCCACCCCACTACAACAAGGACGGTACGCAGAAGCAAGAAACGTCGATCGTGTGGAAGTTCGAGCTGAAGGATCGCGACGACCTGCACACGATCTGCAAAGACGACGGCGAGCCGTATCAGCAGTGGCGGTTTACGTCGGACGCGACCGGCGACGGCTCGTTCGGTCGCGACATCATCGAAGCGCTGGCCGGACGTGAGGTGACCGATACGGAGGTCATCCAGATGCTGGCCGCCGACGAGGACCACCTGCCGACGAAGCTGTATGGCAAGTCGTGCCTGGTGGTGCTCGGCACCTACACCCGCGCGAATGGGCAGGAGGGCATCGGCATCAACCAGCAGTTGCCGCTGGGCGACAAAGACAAGAAGCGCCTGAAGGGCGCGCCGAAGGCGGCAGCCCGCGCCGATCTGCCGTTTGATGCCGGTTCGCGCATGGGCAGCCCACCCCCGCAACAGTGGGACCAGAAGGGGCGGCCGCTGCCCTCGCAGACGGCGGCGCGCTCGCAACCATCGGTGGCTGCGCCGTCGGTCGCGGAGGAGGCAGACGACGACGACGCGCCGTTCTGAGTGAAGGCTGGTGCTCTCGCGTCTGGGTCGCGCGGAGCACGTTCTGTTGCTGGGAGATACCGCCTTGGACGGGCGCAGGTACGCGATCTCTCGTTTCGCATCGCGACACGATGTTCAGCCTGATCCGTACGAGTTGACCTGGGATGAGCTGGTCTGGACGTTGAGTCAGCACGAGGTGCGGGCATCCAAGCATGACATGTGGCTCTGGTCGCCGACGCGTTATCGCGATGGTGCTACTCGTGGTCGAGAAGGTGTCGAGTCGGTAAGTCTGTTCGTGGCCGACATCGACGACGGCACCAGCGGTCAGGACATGTGCGCGCGGCTGATGATGCTGGGCACCTCGTTTCTAGTCGTCTCGACGTGGTCGCACACACTCGCGGTGCCACACCTGCGGTGTGTGTTGCCGCTGGATGAGCCGATTCCAACGCGGCTGTACGACGACGTCTGGCAGTCGTTCAATACCTATCTCTTCAGCACGCACATCGATCCGCAAACCAAAGATCCGAGTCGGATGTTTTATGGACCGAGTTGTTCTGCTGAGCATCTAGGAGAGGTGTTTGTCGGACAGCTCTGAGCGTGCCTTTGTTTGGCGCTATCTGGATCCTGTCCCGCCACCGGTCATCGTGGTGGCCGGCACCATCCGTCCCGATCCAACACATTTTGGCGAGCTTGAGTATCGCGCTGAGTGCTTGCTCGCCAAGTGGTGCCGGGAACTCGCCGCGATGGTGCCGGATTCAGGTCGACACAACGCGTTGAGGAATAAAGCGCGTGCCGCGGGCGGTCTGATTGCGCTTGATCTGCTCAGGTACGGCGAGGTGTACGCCGCGTTCTTCGCGGCGTGTCAGCAGAACGGGCTGACGCAGGACTCCGGCGGGGCGGCCGAGCGCACGATTCGCGACGGGCTGGCGCATGGCGCGCAGACCCCGTGGGCGCCCAACGATTTGCCCGATTCACCCGTCTGGCGCACACGCTTCGAGACGCCTCGAATCGGATCGAAAAAAGCTGTTCCCGGTTCCCAACCTAGGGATGGGAACAGCGGAACAGAAACTTTGGCCTTGTTTGAGACCGCGCGAGCAGTAGCCGAGCAAGCCCTTCCGCAGGTCGCGTGGATCGCTCGACCGTGGATTGCCGAGGGAGGTCTGACTGAGGTCGACGGCAAGGTCAAGCAGGCCGGCAAGACGACGTGGTTGCTGGCCTTGATCCGCTGCGTGCTGGATGGCGAGCCGTTCATGGGCGAGAACACGCTGCAGACCCCGGTGGTGTTGCTGTCGGAACAGAGTCCGCGGTCGCTGCAGCAGGCGCTGTTTCGCGCGGGGCTCGAGGCGCACGATGACCTGCACATTCTGTTCTGGCACAAGGTGCGCGAGTTGCGGTGGCCACATGTGGTCGAGCTGGCCGCCGACAAGTGTCGCGAGGTGGGCGCCAGACTGCTGGCCGTCGACACGTTGGGGCAGTTCATTGGCTTGCATGGCGATTCGGAAAACAACGCGGGTGACGCGCTGGTCTCGATGCAGCCGCTGCAGGCGGCGATCGCGCAGGAGGGGCTAGCGGTCGTGTTCAACCGGCACGAGCGCAAGAGTGGCGGCGAGGTGGGCGATTCGGGTCGTGGCTCGAGTGCGTACGCCGGCGCTGTCGACATCATCATTTCGCTGCGTCGGGCGGGCCAGGATCTGCGGCCGACAGCCAGGCATCTGCACGCGCTGTCGCGGTTCGACGAGACGCCGCAGCGGACGGTGATCGAGTTGCAGGGCATGCGCTACGTGGTGCTCGGCAGCGAAGAGCGCGTGCTGGCGGGGCAGATCGAGACAGAGATTCTGGGTGTGCTCGGTACCGAAGCCGAGCCGATGTCGGAAGGTGACGTGCAGGAGCAACTCACGCGACGTCGAGCCGATATTTCGGCTGCGCTGAAAGTGCTGGTAGCCACGGGACGCATCCGGCGCATCGGCACGGGCAAGCGTGGAGATCCGTACCGGTATTTTCGTCCGACGGACGACGCCGATGATGATGACGACCTTGAGCAAGAGGAGCTGCCGTGAGCGCTGATGCGATCGAGCAGGCGGTAGCCGAGTACCAGCCGGCGTGTCTGCTGGCGTTGTTCAGCGGTGGCCATGACGCTGCGAACGTACGTGGAAGACGCCATCAAAGAGATGATTGACGACGACGAGTGGAAGCGCTGCGAGCGCACTCAGACCGCTGAGCGCAAGTCAGTCAATGAGTTCATCGCCAATTGGAAACGCGCTGATGGGCGGAATGGGCACCAACCATGACGAAAGTCGTCCACCTCCGCCGCGAGCCGTACGACGTGCGCATCGACCGCCGCTCGAAATGGGGCAATCCCTATCGGATGCCCCAGGACGGCGATCGTGAAACCGTCATCGCGAAATACCGGGACTACATCCTGGGCAAGCCGGTGTTGCTGGCCGCCCTCGGCGATCTCCGCGGCAAGACGTTGGGCTGCTGGTGCAAGCCGGCAGCCTGCCACGGCGATGTCCTAGTGAACCTGTGCGATTCGGCGAATTGGGAGGAGCGGTAGCTCTATGCAGACGCGATTGCCTTTGCGAATACGTTGCGTGTTCATACTGATTGAATCCTTGTGAGATAGGCGGTAGCCGCGGCGTGACCTTCGGCACCGGGTCCGAAGCGAGCCAGGACGGTCATGCCGCGCAGCACGCACCAGCCGTCAGCGCGGCGCTCGAGGTGAGGCGCCGGCTGCGAAAATCTGGCGGCCCGGTCTTCGAGCCGGCGGGCTGGTCTGGTCGGCACCTCGGCCAGATGCGAGAGCAGGACGCCGAGGTGATGCGGGATGGGCCAGCGACCCTGTTCCCAGCGATTGACGGTGACGCGATGCACGCCCAATGCTGTAGCCAGTCGACCCTGATCCAACCCGGCACCCGTACGCCAGGCCTTCAGCTCGGCCGGCGTCACGTTCTATCTCCGATCATGCTGAGCACGGCGCCGCACGCCAAGATGACGACGCTGCCGATGAGGAGCGGGGTGACGTCGTGCGTGCTGAAGAGCAGCCAGGCGGACCACCAGGTCAGAACGCAGAGCACGATGGTGATCGCCGCGGTGCCGGGTTTCATGGCGCGTCGTGCCCATAGCTCACGACTGCACCGGACGTGGTTGGAAGACCCACACGTAGCGATCGTTGAGCTCACCACCTACCAGGGGGGTGAAGTACTGCGGATCGTCCCAACCCATTTTGCGTGTGACCAGAACCGCGGCGTAGGCGTGGTTCTGCTCGGGATTGAGCGCCGGTTCATAGTCGACCACGACGCGCGAGGCGCGGTCGCCGGCGTCGGCGATGATGCGCGATCCGCGGAAATTGGTGGGTCCTACGTAGCGGGTTTGAATAGCGCGATAGCACGCCTCGGGAAGTTGGACGTGGGCAAGAATGGCGGAGGCATTGTCGATAGTCATCAGTCGTCTCTTTTTTCAGTCTGGTAGTCGGTTTTCGTGTTCGCGCTGCTCGAGGAAGCACGCGATGTGCTCGAGCAGCGCGAACATCTCGGTCGCGACAGGTTGCAGTTGGGCGAGGTCTACGGCCGGATTCAATTGGCCGGGCGTATCGGTATCGAAGAAGGACGCGTACGCGTTGGTGGCGTCGTTAATCTCGTCGAGCAGAGGCATGCTGTCGTCTCTCTCTTTCAGTCTGCACAAGGTGGTCTAGAATCCGTTTTTGCGGGCGTGGGGTCGCGCGACAGCACGTCATCACGGTCTTAGACCTCAATCACGTGGTAGCTAGAAAACCGACCACGGCCGATACCGCTCAGTCCGTTGTCGCCACACGGCCAGATGGTCAGTCGCAGTTCAAAGCGCAACGGCATGCCGAGTCCCCACAACACGGCCCAGTTGGCGTACAGACCGAGGCTTGTACGAATCAGATCAAACAGGTAGTCCATTAGTCGTCTCTTCCTTCAGTCGTAGCCGCGGGCGAATCGATGTCGGCGGTTTTCAGCACGCTCGCGTAGAGCTCATCCAGTTCTTCGGAGTGCTCAACCCAGGCGTCTCCGAACAGACCGTAGCGGCGGAGGGCGCGATCGTAGCGTTGCAGCGCAGCGCGGAGGTCCCGGTAGCGGGCGTGCCAGTCGATGCTCACGGCTGCACCGGACAGCGATGGCACTCGGTCAACTCGCTGGGCAACGCGTAGAGCGCGCCACACCGCCGGCAGCAGACCCAGTGATTGGGCGTGTCGTTGTCAGCCAAGGGCCAGAGTCGACCCTGGTAGTACCAGCGTAAGGACGCTATCTGGCGAGCAGAGATCTGCTCGCGCGTCATCGTCGAAGTCGTCATCAGTGTCGTTCTCTCTTTCAGTCTGCAAAGGGTGGTCTAGAATCCGTGTTTGCGGGCGCAGGGGTCGCGCGAGGGGGAAGGTTCGTCAAGAATCATCCGGTCCGGGCGCCTAGTGCGCCCGGTAGCTAATCGGCAGGGTAGGCGCGTCCCAGCATGCGCGACAGTCGCGGCACTCGTTATTCTGGCGCGATGCCGGACAGGTAAATGAGCCGTCGTCGGCCGCGGTCGAGCCGGCCGACAGTCCCGGGATCCTTGGCGCCGGCGCGTTGAAAAAGAGTGCCGAGGGTCGCACGGTCACGTTGTCGAGGCCGGCGAGCGCGGTCAACGCCAATTCCCACGCCATCCTGGTCGCCGGCGAGATCTTCGCCATCGTCAATGGCCGCCAGGAGCGCGTCGGAAACCAGAATTTGATGTCCGGCAGACTCTGACAGATACGTACCCATGCCCACGTGTAGGCCGGCGAGAACAGATCGCCCGAGTCGTGCACCCGGAAATACGGCTTGCCGGCACGCCGGATGACGTCGGCTAGCGTGCGTACGTAACTGTCCGTCCCCTCCGCGGTCTTCAGACACTCGCGTGTCCACTGAAACCGGGCCCTCTGAGCTTTCTTGACGCCCGGATACTGCACGTAGCTCCCTTTGTCGGCGTAGCACTGAGCGCAGATGGTGTGCTTCCCGGCGTTGAACGCGTACGGACACGCTTCCCGCGCCGGTAGTGACCAGCTAGCACACGGCATCTTTCTGGCCTCAGTCAAGAGCAGCGTCGTCGTGCCGGGCACGTACGCCCGCGGAATGTAGTGTCTCATCGGTCGCACTCCTCGCACACGCCGAGTGCGTTGAAGCGATGCCCAATGATCTCGCAGCGCTCAATGTGGTACTGCCGCGTGTGGAATACCGTGTATGAGCCGTCCGGTTCGATGGTGTAGTTCACATCGTCCCGGTCCCCAATCAGCTCGCCACACACGGAACACGCGATGTCAGCATCGTCTGCCTCGAGAATCGCTTTGGGCAGCTCGGCCGGCGTCTCTACATACCCACGCGTCATGTGGCATGGGCACGTGCACTCCGAAGGCGCTAGACACAACACGTGTCGCGACCATTGGCAGTCTGCACTCTTGCCCGTCTCAGGATTGATCAACGTGTTCATGGGTGGACGTGCTCCCCATGTCCACAATTGCGGCAGTACAGGTAGCCGTTTGAATCACTCGTGCACTCAAATCGTGGGCACCCGTCATCTGTGCTGTACCGCTCACCGTAGATCTCGTCACACTCGACACAGATCACTCGTCGTCTCGTCTTCACTCTCGTCGTCTCCTCAGACTCAGTCTCTGTCAGCCGTGGTCTCGACTGACACCCCTTACTGTAGTGCAATGTTATAGAACACAACTAGAACAGGCCGTTGAGGTCCGGTTGCGAGACCAGGATGCTGCCGGTTGTGTCGACA